AACTTGTATTGTATTAGCATCCATAACAGAGTCTTCATTTATAAATCTGTTATGAGAAGCAGGCGTTTGCACACCTTGTTTTGATAATTCTTTAAGATCTTCGTCAGTTAATTCTGGAAACTGTTGTTTTAACTCATTTATAGTTACGCTTTTGACTTCTCCAACATAATATATGTCATCAAAATATGGAGAATAAGTATAAGAATAAACAAGATCAGCAGGATCTACATATTTTATTTTAATACCCTCAGATACATTAAATTCATTTTTTGTACAACCAATACCAATTGTAACTAAATCATAAATAGTTCTTCTACTAGTTAAATCATAGTTATTAGCATTTAGTACAGCATTTATAGCTTGCTCCTCTGCAATTTCAATAGCTTGTTTATAATCAAGCTGCATATGTAATGCTAATTCATTTTCATCTTGAGGTAATTTATTTTGGTCATTATTATATAAGTTAATACCAAACTCACTTTGAATCCTATCTTTAATAGCTTTTGTTTGCATATCTTCAATTATAGACGCAACATATTGTGTGCGTTGATTAACTGAAGAAGGATCTTGTGAAAAAGCTTTAATATCATAAAGCCTGTCGGACATACCATTAACTACTATATCAACAAACTTTGGAATAATAGGTACTGGTTTCCAGTCTAAATTAAGATAAGACAAATCACCATTAATAGACAATTCATCTTTATATTTTTTTACAGATTGTTCACCTCTAGCATATAGTCTTAGTCTATGGTATTCATCTCTATTAGAATAGAAACGTGTTGCTCCTGAATCTCTTTTGAACCATTCATGCTCAATAGCACGGGCCACTTTTAATCCGTATTCTTGACTAGCCTTTTCAGCATCGCTTGCTATTTGACTTGGAAATGAACTTTTTAATATTGCTTCAGCCATGCTATCTAATTATTTGCGAATGCATTCCTTTATTATTAAATCTTTTTATTTTTATTTGTACCGGTTGTTGTTCGTATTTGGGTTTCGGATGATATAAATGCCTATTGCAAGCCATAATAGCGAGCCCAGAGCTAATAGTAGCGTCATATTTTGTTCTTTTGTTTATATCAAATTTAGCCCAATCATTAAGAGTTCTATTAAAGTATATATTTCCAGCGCCGTTTTCATTAAAACCAACATGGTTATTAATATATGTTTCGATTGCTGCTGCGTGGGCTTGTTTTATGTCTTCAGATGTATTTGGTATCCCACCTATCTCTCTTTCAGTTACAGATAATTTATTCCAAATTTTATCAGGGCGGTTCATTGAAAACCCTCTATAACCTCTTCGTTTTAAATGATATAGTAATCGTGGCTTATTATTTTCTGCTAATATTGGCATACCATAAAATACTATTGCCATAAGTACATCTTCAAAAAACATTTCAGCCGTTTGAGGGCGGGCTACATATTCAAGAAAAAAGGTATTAGGTGGGGCATCTTCCATACTAAATGTTGTTAGCCCGTGTAAAGCCCCTTTCGATCCTTGTCCATCAGTTGTGCCGGATATATCATATGAATCACATCCAAAACTACCTATATGTTCATTTCCAGGGCATTTGATTCCATTCTTTATTATTACGTTGTTTTGCAAATCTTTAGGGGGAATCCAGCTAATTAAAAATCTGCCATTGGGATTAGGTGTAAAAATTACTTTTGTGTCTTTAATACCATTTTCCCAATTAAAAGAGCCTTTAGTAACTAAGCCACTTCTAATAGCATCTTCATTATAATCTATTTGTTCGTATATTTTACTTAAATTAAATATACTATTTTTAGCTTCGTCTCTGAATGCATGTTCCTCAGTACGAGGAAATTGTCTATAATATTCATTTAAAGCATCACTATCATGCTTTAACCCATCTACTTCATTTTCCCAAAAATCTATAACGCCTGTATCGATAATTTGTTCATCGACTCCAAAGACGGGTTCTTCCGGAGTATTGAATACAGGGTATCCAAAAGAATCAATGTATCCCTCGTAGTTCCACTCCATAGGTATGAACAAACTATATAATCCCGAGCTAGTTTGTCCGTTACGGTTACGCCTTGTAACATCTGAGTCATAATAGATTTTTTTAAAATTATCCCCTCCTTTGTCTAATGCGTTTGATGTTGAACCCATCATGCACTTACCAATAATTCGGCTACCAAGCCTTAAAGTGGTTTTAGTAACCCTCCAGTTATTTAATATATTGTCAGGTCTTTCCCATTTGCCTGATTCATCATGCACTAATAACCTAAGCTTTTCACCATCATAACTGTTATCACCAGTATTTTTCCAGTCTATCGTTGTGTCGAGCCCCTCGAGTATCTGCTTTTCGCTTTTTTCTGTAATTGATTTCTTAGTGAGTTTGGATGCTGGTACCCTGTATGCCAATTCCGATTTTGGCCGATCCATTCCATCCTGTATTGGTTTGAAAAAAAACGGGTAGTTGACCGATATGGGTACAACTTTATCGGTGAACATTTTTTTAGCATCACTTCCTGTTTTTGATAATATCCCAAATCTTGCATCAGAAGTAATCGTTGCTTGGTTAATTGTCTCTCCCGAAGCCATAAAGCTAAATCCAGACCGTCTATTCTTGAGGTAGCATATACCGTAACATCTTTTATCGGCCTTACAAGCCTCCCAGAATATATAGAATAATCTGTTTGCTTCCCTATAATCTGGTTTCCCAACGTCAATCTTACTCCACTGCAAGTACATGTAATGAGACCCAGTAATATAAGTAGGTTGGTCCTTATTAATGAACCAATAACCGTTTTCTCTTCTATTAAATTCTTCATCAATGTAATCATACCAAGTGGATTTAAATTCTTCCGGATAGCTTTCCCAATCAAATATACTTTTTATACCTTTAAGTTCTTTAGGGTATTCAGATGGTACCCACCTATTATCAGTATTATGTACTTTTTTTGGTGTGGACGGCAATGCTATACACAAATTATTTATTTCAATTATTTCGCCAATTGTGCCGTCTTTACTAATAATTACAATATCGTATTCTTTATTATAACCATACTCCCATTTTTTATACCTATTTGTTCTTTTAATAACATTAGGTTTTATGGGTGTTATAGTTTTTACTAAAGTCTGCTCGTACATTATTTAGATCTTCTTTCTGCGAACCCACTAAAACTTTCCTTTTTTTCAATAGGTTTATTTTCCATTAGATTTTTTTCGGCTTCAATTCTACTTAAAATTTCAAAAGCATCAAAAATAGCTAATTTTTTAGTAGCTGCAGCGTTTTTTAGTCTATCAGCAGCAAGCTCATCTTCGCCGCCGTCAACAATTATTTCTTCTTCAGCTACCCTTATAAGTTCGTGTACCGCTTTATACCCAGCTTGTACTATATTCGACTTCAGTTCCTTTGCGTCCATATTTAATTGAAATTGAATTAATTGGTATTCTATATAATCTTTCGCCTCCTATAACAAACTCATATTCACTATTTGGGGTGAAACCTATTAAATCATTGTCTTGTAATCCAAAGCTCTTTAAATCGCTTCCTAAGTGCTTTAAAACGCCTGTGAGTGGCTCTTCTTTGTCTATTGTAAGACTATTTAAATTATGTATTGGTTTTACAAAACAAAATCCTGGTGGAGTGTACCATTTATTATTTCGCTTATAAAGAAATATTTGGTCATAATAGCAAAAATATTTATCTTCTTGAAAATAACTTCTACTATTTTTTTCGTTCCCCTTCATATCATAATATCTTCTAAATACATTATGATGAACTATAACTTCGTCTCCAATCTGAAGATATTCATTTTCATTAACAATAGGAAGGGCAAGCACTAATCCATTCCTATTTACAAACTTATGATCTTCTATTGATGTATTTAATATAAGTTGATTGCCTTCAATATTTTTTTTATTATTGTATCTACCATTGATAGGTTGTACAATATAACAATGGGTATGCTGCATTAATATTCTAAATTAAATTCTACGCTAATAGCCATGTTTTTATTAAAATGTTTCCATGGTAATTTTTCATCACCTTTGGTTATATAAATTCTATACCCTTCCTCTTCTTCAATTATTTCTGAAATTGTATGGCCCCCAAAAACTTCTTGCCCAATAGCATAATGCATTGCATCTGTTTTATAGTCTTTACCGATACTAATTTTTCTTATTAAATTCATTTTTAATTTATTTAAATTATCATTTTAATATATTGCGCATTATTTTATATATTCAATTTTTCTTTTTTTCTTCGCAATCTTTACAATCTTCTTTTTTCTTGTCCCTAATAATAAACCAATTCTTATGGGCTAATCTATATTTTTGAGCGTAATCAAGATACTTGTTTATTGTTTTTTTCCAATTGCTATCTAATACAGGGCTAACAAAACCTGATTTATAATTAGAAAAAGTTTTATTAATTAAATCATCACCCAAATGCTGGTAATCAAATAGTAGTTTATTTATATTATAAAAAGAGCTACCTTCAATACTATTGTAAACATCGATTGGCTCAATTTTAATTCCTAATATAACACCGTATAAAGCCGATTCACTTAAGTGTGTTGTATATATTTTTTTAGCTTTAGGCAGATAATAATATAAATCAGTATTTTTATCTAATACGCTGTCTTCCCCAAATTTATCCATAAGCTCGCCAACAGTCTGATATGAACTTACAGGGTGAGGCTTAAAATAAACATCTCCTTTGTGTTCTTTATGTATATACTCTAATTTATTTAAGCAGCAACGCTCTTTTATTTTATTGGA